GAGCAGAACAGCCAGCAGTTCATGGATATGCTGAAAGTGATCGAGACACGCGGCGGCCTGAAATCCGAAGCGGAATTCAGCAAGCAGGCGAACATAATCCAGCAAGTCATCAGCGCCACTGGTGGCCGCGTCAGCGCGACCGAGTGGCGGCACATGCTGGCCACTGGCGGCCTGGCAGGCAAGAGCATGGACAGCGAAGCGCTGTTCTACACGTTCGAGCACCTGGTGCAGGAAATGGGCGGTGACCGCGCAGGCACCGGCCTGAATTCGCTGTACAAGTCGCTGTACCAGGGCGTTTCCAAAAAGCGTTCCGTGCTGAACCTGGAGCGCTTCGGCCTGATCGGCGACAAAACCAAAGTAAAGCACGACAAGGCGGGCCAGGTATCGAGCATGGAGCCAGGCGCGCTGCTTGGGTCCGACCTGTTCCGCGCAAATCCGTTCGAATGGATGGAAAAGGTTTTGCTACCGCAGTTGGCCAAAAAGGGCATCACCGACGAAAAGCAGGTAATCGACACCATCGGCATGATTGTGTCGAACAGCGTAGGCGGTTCGTTCCTGGCTGAAATGTATCGCCAGCGCGAAAACATCCACCGCGCATCGGCTCGCAACAAGGGCGCGCAGAACATCGACCAGCTGGACAAGGAAGGCAAGAACAGCGCCAGCGGCAAAGAACTGGAAGCCGAAGCTAAGCTGGCTGATGCCAAGCTGCGCATGGGCAACGAAATCCTGCCGCTGTACACCGCCGCGCTTGAAAAAGGCGCGGACGCGCTGAAGACTTTCAACGAGTTCGCAGAGAAGCACGGCACGCTGGTAAAGGTTGCCGCTGTCGGCATCACTGGCCTGGGCGCTGCGCTGGTTGTGCTGGGGCCGGTTATCACCGTAGCGGCTGGCGGCATGAGCCTGTACGCTGCAATCCAGCTGCGCACGGCGGCTGCAGCTGTCGCATCTACTACCGCCATCGCCGCGCAGACGACCGCCATAACGGCGCAGGGCGTCGCCGCGACCACGACGGGCGGCGCGCTGGCCAGAATGGCTAAGGTGGCCATTGGGCTGCTGGCCGTGGCGAACGCCGCCGACTATGCCGCTGGCAAGTTCGGCGTGGGCGGCAAGGCCATCGACCAGAAGCAGGACGATACAAACTGGTCGAAGATGAACTGGTGGCAAAAGGCCGAATCCGGCACGGCGCGCGGCATCGAAGGCGTGGGCGGCTTCATCGGCTTGTCGAACATGGCAAACGAAGCGCAGGCAAAGCGCATTGCGGCGGAAACGGAATACCTGCGTTCGAACGGGCAGCTGCCTGCGCTGGCGCTGGCGCTGCTGGTGCTGCACCAGTCACGAACAACAACGAATTCAACATCACGCAGCAGCCTGGCGAATCGACAGAGCAGCTGGCGCGACGTATCGCCGACATGATGAAGCGCGACGCCGCTGTGCAGCAGCGTGGATCACTTACGGACCATTAAACCATGAGCGACATCATGATGCGCCTGGGTTCCTTCGGCTTTGGTATCACCACTGCCGCCTACCAGGAAATCCAGCGCAGGACTGCATACAAATGGGCGAGCAATGAGCGCTTCGGCAAGGACGATGCGCTGCAGGCTACCGGCTACGGCACGGACACGATTTCGCTGCCTGGCGTGGTCTATCCAGAATTCTTCAGCGGCACCGAGCAGCTGAACGACCTGCGCAGCCTGGCAGAACAGCTGGAGCCGCAAACGTTGATCGACGGGCGCGGCAACATGCTGGGCCAGTGGGTAATCGAAGAAGTCGAAGAACGCGGGACCATCTTCGGGCCGCAGGGCGTCGCGCTGAAACAGGAATTCACATTAAGCCTGCGCCGCTACCAGGACGACGGCCAGGACTTCGGCGGCGCAATCGCCGTGATTACCAGCGCCATTCCAGTTCCCAGCACGCTGTCGAGCGCGACACAGGCGGCTTCATCTGCCGCCAAAGGCACAACCAGCCTTGTGTCAAGCCTGACCAGTGCCGTATCCACAATCGCCGGCATGGCGGGCGCAATCGGCGCGCAGGCGTCCAGCATCAATGCGGCTGTACGCAATGGCCTGAACACGGCCAAGCGCCTGCAGAACGCTGGCAGCGACGCGGCGCGCATGCTCGGAAACGTGAATTCGATTGCGAGCATTCCAAGCGCCATGAACAGCCTGGTGCACGTCGGTGCTGAAGTGTCGCGAGCAGCTGGCGCTGCGTCTGGCGTGCTGAAGCTGGCGAACATCGCTGACCAGGCGGCGGCAAGCGCAGTGCGCAATGCGATGATCGATATCAACCGCGTGAACGTGCTGGCCGTGAGCGTCCGCACCAGCGCGCAATCCGTACTGAAGAAGATCGGCTGATGGCTACCTACACAACGCGGGCGGGCGAAACCGTCGATTACATCGCCTGGAAGTTCTACGGCTCGCAGGACAATCGCACGGTCGAACAGGTGTTGGCCGCAAACCCTGGCCTGGCCGAACACGGTCCTGGTCTGCCGCCTGGCCTGAACATCGAACTGCCGACGCTGGAAGCGCCAACCGTCAAGGCTGGGCTGAAGCTATGGGATTGATGCCTACGTTCAAAGTCGTGGCGAACGATTCCGACATCACGGAAGCCATTGCTTCGCGCTTCATTTCCATGAACCTGACGGACGAAACCGGCATCACGTCCGACATGCTGGAAATCGTGCTGGACGACAGCGGCGAGCCGATACAGCGACCGCCGAAGGGCGCGGAACTGCAAGTGTCGCTTGGCTACGACGGCGAAGCGCAGCCCATGGGCATGTTCGTGGTGGACGAGATTGAATACAGCGGCTGGCCAAGCCAAATGGTGATCCGCGCACGCGGCGCTATCTTCGACAAGACGCCGAAGGGCAAAGCGAACCTGCAGAGCCAGAAGACACGCAGCTGGCCGTCGAACACGAAGCTGGGCGACATGGTTTCGAAGATCGCGAAGGAACACGGCATGGAACCAGCCGTGGCCGCGTCGCTGAAATCAATCACGCTGCCGCACATCGACCAGTCCGACGAAAGCGACTTGAACATGCTGGTGCGCATCGGGAAGAACTACGACGCCATCGTGAAGCCTGCGAACGGGAAGCTGGTGCTGGCCAAGCGCGGCGAATCGAAGTCTGTAGGCGGCCAGGCGCTGGCCAGCTTGTCGATCACGTCGAACGACGACGTTTCGCGCTTCCGTGTCACCGAAACCGCGCGCGAGAGTTCCGGCACCGTCGTGGCCTATTACCACAAGGTGAAGCAGGCCAAGCGCCACGAAGTGAAGGTGGGCAGCGGCGAACCCGTCACCAGGATGAAACGCTATTTCCCGACGCAGGACATGGCGCTGGCCGCCGCGAAGGCCGAACTGGCGAAGCGCGACCGCAAGAAATCCACGCTGTCACTGACGATGCCTGGACGACCAGACGCAGCAGCCGAAAGCCCGCTGACCATGATCGGATTCCGTGATGGCGTTGACGGCGAATGGATCGTGACGCGCGTCGCGCACCGGCTGGACAAGTCAGGCGGCTACGTGTGCGACCTGGAAGCGGAAACGCCGACCGAAGGCGGCGCTGCTGTCGAGGATGAAGCGGAGTGACACATTATTATTGCGGACGACGCGACGTGATTACTTTCCTGGCGGGGCACCCTGTGGGGCACCCCGAGTTTTAAGCATCAAGCAATTTGCGCTGTAAGTCATTGATTTTATTGGAGCGGGTGAAGGGAATCGAACCCTCGTATTCAGCTTGGAAGGCTGAATTGAAGTAGTCACGCTACATCATTGCAACTCACGGGCGACCATCCTAACCCGTTGGCTCAACAGCAGAAAACGTCGAAAATCGAGAAAAACCCTTACGCATCAATGATGGGTCACTTTCCCTCGTAGGGCACCCTGAGGGGCACCCTGGAATCAATTTCAGCATGCATGATGCCGCGTGAAGTTGCGTGAACGCAAAAGATGTACAAATAACATTCCACAACGAATCGTTGTGTGCGAGAATCGAGTTTCTTTAACTCGACTTGGAAACGAAATGACGCCCGCGAACGACAATTTCAAACTTCACCTGGGAGACAGCGCGCAGGTTCTTCAAACTCTGGAAAGCGACAGCATCGACCTGACCGTGACCAGCCCGCCATACGACAACCTACGCACATACAACGGCTTCCACTTCGACTTTGAAACCATCGCACGCGAACTGTACCGCGTCACGAAACACGGCGGCGTTGTCGTATGGGTTGTCGGTGATGCAACCGTGAACGGCAGCGAAACAGGCACATCGTTCAAGCAGGCGCTGTTCTTCATGCAGTGTGGCTTCAACCTGCACGACACCATGATTTATCACAAAGACAATCCCGCACCAGTCGGCGGCGCGACGCGCTATTACCAGGCGTTTGAATTCATGTTCGTGTTCAGCAAGGGAGCACCTAGGCTGAACGCCATCGAAGTGCCGCGCCGCAACAAGTGGAACGACAAGCGCACTACTCGGTTCCGCGCCGTAAATCGCAACACAGAAGGCGAGTTCACCAAAAAGGAAGTGCCGATCAAGGAAGTAGTGAAGAAGCAGAACGTTTGGACATATATCGTCAGCGGCGGCGCGTCGGCGTCAGACAGGTTGGCGTATGAACATCCAGCGATCTTTCCCGAAGCCCTGGCGCGTGACCACATCCTAAGCTGGTCAAATCCTGGCGAACTTGTGCTGGACCCGTTCATGGGCAGCGGCACCACCGGCAAGATGGCCGTTGCACATGGACGCCAGTTCGTAGGGATCGAAATTAGCGACGACTACATGGAGATTGCGAAGCGGCGCATACCGCTCGCACTTCCTACGCCAGCGAACGACAACACGCCTTCCGCCGAATTCGCGGCTTGATTCGTTTCCATTGTCAACAGAAAGCCGCCCACTGAGGCGGCTTTTTAATTTGTGGAAAACGTTCCCACAAAGTGCATCGCAAAAATTCAAGAAGTGCCTGTGACGCAGTGACTACGGTTGTAGTGCACCCTAGAGGGCACCCTGACGTATTCAGCTTCGAAGCTGAAGACTTCCAATAACTAATTGTCACTGCAAATCATTTACTGGAGCGGGTGAGCGGAATCGAACCGCCGTCCTCAGCTTGGAAGGCTGCTTGCGCCCTATAATCGGGTATAATTGCGCATCACCTGAAGCAATCGCATCCCGTTGATCCACAACGCGAATTTGACCCGCAGCGGCAAAACTGTAAATGCTTCAAAGGCCGGTCACTTGACCGCCTGGGGCACCCTGTAGGGCACCCTGGAAACCAATAAACGAGGGGCAAAGGCGTGCTGACGAAAACCCAAATTGATGCCGCAATCCGCGACTGCCAGGGCGAAACTGTGCTTAACGACGGCAACCGCAACAAGGGCGAAGGAAGTCTGCGGCTGCGCATCCGCAGGACCAGCGCGGGCGT